GCCGCGCGCGGGGAAAAGCCGGTGATCGGGCGCGCGCAGATGGTGGCGTTTCAGGACATCTATTCGGGCCGTATCCTGGCCTGGCGCGTGGATCAGACCCCGAACGCGACTGCGGTGCTGCTCTGCGCGGGCGACATGATCGAGGCATGGGGTATCCCGCAGCATGTGCTTCTGGATAATGGTCGCGAATTCGCCGCCAAGGCGATCACCGGCGGCAGTCCCACGCGCTACCGCTTCAAGGTGCGTGACGAGGACATTCCCGGTCTCTTCACCTCGCTCGGCTGCGACATCCATTGGGCGACGCCTTATGCGGGTCAATCAAAGCCGATCGAGCGGGCATTCCGCGACATGTGCGATGCGATTGCCAAGGATCCGCGCTTTGCGGGCGCCTGGACCGGCAACCGGCCTGAGGCGAAGCCGGAAAACTACGGCAGCCGCGCGATCGATCTTGAGCAGTTTCTCGAGGTGCTGGCAGAGGGGATCGAGGAGCACAACACGCGGCAAGGGCGGCGCTCCGAGGTCGCATGGGGCCGCAGCTTTGTTGAGGTGTTCGACGAAAGCTATGCCACCGCGCCGATCCGTAAGGCCACCGAGGCGCAGCGGCGGCTCTGGCTGCTGGGCGCCGAAGGGCTTCGCGCCGAGAGCAAAAGCGGCCGCATCCGTTTTCAGGGCAGCGAGTTCTGGGCCGACTGGATGCACGAGATTGCCGGTCAGCGGGTCATCATCCGCTTCGATCCGGCAGGTTTCTTCGACGGCCTGCACATCTACAGCCAGAACAACGCCTATCTCGGCCACGCGCCGTGTCTGGTGAAAGCCGGGTTCTTCGACATGGCCGAGGCGCGCACGCATGCGCGCCACCGCAATGCCTGGATGGCGGCCGAGAAGGCAGCACTTGCCGCCCACCGGAAATACAAGGCCGCCGAGATCGGCGAGGGCCTGGCAGCACTGACCCCGCCCGATCTGCCGAAGCCGGAAGCCAAGGTGGTGCGGCCGGTCTTTGCCATACCCGCGCCGCGCGCCGGACGCCAGGTGCCTGCGCCGGATCTGGACCGCGCCCAGGCGGCGATCGTTGCCGATCTGGCAAGCCGCCGCAGCGCCCCGGCACCGGTGGCCGAGGAAGAGCCGCGCGAGCGGTTCCGCCGCGCGCTGCAGCTCGAGCGCGCGCAGGCAGCGGGTGGAACACTGACCGCCGAGCAGCAGCGCTGGCTCAGCGTCTACCAGACCCAGCCCGAATACCGGGCCGAGCGGATGCTCTGGGACGAACAGGGCGACACGATCTTTGGGTGAGAAAACCGCCGGGGGCGGATGAGGCCCCACGACGGAAAACACGAGACGGCGGAAAACACGAGCGGTGAAGAGGGACAAGATGACGGACGAACCGAGGCTTTACAACAGCGTGGCGCCCTTGCGGAATGTGGCTGCGCTTCTGACCCTGATCGACCGGGTGCAGACCCGCGCGCACGGGCTGCCGGGTATGGCCACCTTTTACGGCCCTTCGGGCTACGGCAAGACCACTGCGGCGGTTTATGCCACCAACCGCTTTCGGGCCTGTCACATCCAGATCCAGGCGCTCTGGCGCGCCAAGACGCTGTTGCAGGAGATTGTAATCGAGCTTGGGATGCGTCCGGGCCGCAGCACCGCACCGGACCTGTTCAACCAGGCAGCCGAGCAACTGGCGCGCTCGGGCCGGCCGCTGCTGCTGGATGAGGCCGACCATCTGGTCAGCGACAAGATGATCGAGGTGGTGCGCGGGCTTTACGAGGCCTCCGGCGTGCCGGTGATCCTGATCGGCGAAGAGTTGTTGCCGCAGAAGTTGCAACGCTGGGAGCGGGTGCATGGCCGCATGCTCGACTGGGTGGCAGCCGAGCCAGCGAGCCTTGGCGACGTCGGACACATGGTGCCGATCTACGCGCCCGGCATCGAAATCGCCCCCGACCTGCGCGATCTCGTGCTGAAGGCCTCGCGGCGCTCGATCCGGCGGGTGGCAATCAACCTTGCGCTGATCAACGAACATGCCCGGGTGCGCGGACTCAGGGCCATGTCGGCGGCGGACTGGAAGGGGTCCTTCTTCACCGGCGAGGCACCCGCCGCGCGGCGCGACGAAATGGCCGAAGATTACCGTCGCAAGGCCGACGCCAAGCGGAGGGTCGCGTGATGTTCCAAACCCCGCAAACCCGCGCGGCCATCGCGGATGCAGCCTGGGCGGTGGCGCTTCGGCTTGGCACCTTCGGCTACGCCGAGATCAGCGCCGAGCTGCACGTCAGCTTGTTGCGGGCGAGCGCGATCGTGCGCGCCTGGGAACAGGACGGTGCCTGCATCAACGTGCAGCGCGGTGTCGGGCGGCGTAACCTTTATCGCGTCGTGGCCGAGTTCCAGCGCACGCGCGAGGCGGGCACCGGTGGCTCGGTGCCGCTCAATCTCTGGACCGCGATGCGGGGCTTGCGCAGTTTCACGCCCACCGATCTTGCCGCGCATTCCTCGACCGCCTCGGTGCCGGTCAAGCTGGAAGCGGCGCAGGGCTATTGCCAGGCACTGCTGAAGGCGGGCTACATCAAGGTCGAACGCACGGCGGTGCCCGGGCGGCGCGAGGCGATCTACCGGCTGATCCGCAACACCGGCCCGCGTCCGCCGCGCGAACGGCGCGTGCGCGCGGTCTGGGATGACAATATCGGCGAGTTGGTGCTGCTGACCGGGGGCGTGCCATGAGCAGCCCGCTCGAGATTGCGCGCGCCGCCTGGGGCGAGGACTTGCCGGACTGGGTCGAGGCGCTGGCGGTCGAATGTGGTGCTACCAGCCAGAACCGGGTGGCTGCGCGCATGGAGCGCTCGGCAGGGCTGATCAGTCAGGTGCTGCACGCCAAGTATCCGGCGAATTCAAGCGCCATTGAAGAGCGGTTCAGAAGTGTCTTTCAACTGGCGCGGGTCGATTGCCCGGCGCTCGGCACGCTGCCCGCGCATGAGTGCCAGGACTGGCGCGCCAAGGCGCGCAGCTTTGCCACGGGCAACCCGCTCCGGGTGCTGATGTTTCGCGCCTGCGCCGCCTGCCCGCGCAACGCGAGGGAGGAGGGCCAATGACGCGCCTGACCCAAAGAGAAATGCTGACCCTCGCCTCGCGCGGGCTTGGCAAGGTCGATCTGTGGGGGCGGCGCGGCGTGACCCTGCTGTCGATGGACGAGAGTGAGGCGATGGCCTGCGCCCTGGTGGTGCTGGGGCTGGTGGCCACGCCGCCCGGCGCGGATGCGCCGGAACTGCTGATTGTAGAGACTGAAAAGGAGGTGTTGAAATGAGCTATGAAATGACTGGCCCTGTCACTGAAACCACGATCCCGGACGGAAGGGTGCTGGTCGATGGCCGCCCCCATATGCGGGACGGCCAGGGCAAGCTGGTGCCGCTGACGCTGATCAGGGCGCAGGACCAGCTGCAGGACGAGGTGGTGCGCCGGATCATCGGCTTTGCGGTGCCGCTGTCGGATCAGGTGGCGCGGTTCAAGGCGCACACGTTCGATGACATTTCGGGCTTCGAGGCGCTGCTGGCGCAGGAATACGAGGCCCGGATCGGCGGGCCCAGGGGCAACAAGACCCTGATGAGCTATGACGGGCTTTACAAGGTGACGGTGCAGGTGGCGGACGCCATTGCCTTCGGTCCCGAGTTGCAGATCGCCAAGGGGCTGGTGGACGAGTGCCTGAACGAATGGGCGGCCTCGGCACGCGACGAGATCAAGGCGATCGTCACCCGCGCCTTCAACACCGACAAGGAAGGCCAGATCAACCGCGCCGCGATCTTCATGCTGCTCAGGTTGGACATCACCGACCCGCGCTGGCTGCGTGGCATGGCGGCGATCCGGGATGCGATGAAGATCGTCGGCTCCAAGACCTATGTGCGCTGCTACCGGCGCGCCGCGTTCGACGGGCCGTGGGAAGCCATCACCATCGATCTGGCGAAGGCATAAGGCGATGAAAAACAAGCTCGCCGACCTCAATGACCACCTGTTTGCGCAGCTTGAACGGCTGCGCGAAGACGGACTGACGCCCGAGCAGCTTGATGCCGAGGTGAAGCGGTCTGCCGCGATTGTCGATCTGGCCGACCAGATTACCGAGAGCAGCAAGCTGCGGCTGATGGCGGCCAGGCTTTACGCCGAGCATGGCGAAAAGGTGCTGCCGATGCTGCCGCTGATCGGAAAGGGCGGGGAATGAAAGGCAGCCGGATCCGCTACCTGCCCGAGGAACTGGCGTGGATCG